CGTAACAAAAATAAAAAACAGCGTAAATGCTATTATTTTATACTGGGTAGTAAATACGAGAGTAAACCGTGCTGGATAAACACTTTTATTTTTATTTTTAAATAAACAAAATATTCATATTTTGTTAGTCTCATTCTGCCCTAAAGCGGTAGATTTATACTGATAGCAAGGTTTATAGCTTTTTATAAAAATATACTAAATATTAGTATGTGTATGTTGAGTTACCGCCAGTCACATGTGCGCCATGTGTTGTAGAACCAAGAGTTCCACCAGCAGTACCAGCAACCTTAACGTTCTTAACGATAACATGTGCGTCATAGTTTTCAACTGCACAGCCAACACGGATGAAGAGTGTATACTCAATCGTATCCTTCTTAGGCTGGAACAGACGATAAACAACAACGTCACGCTTAATACCGATGATGAAGTTTTGTGGGAATGTCAAGTGAACATCTCCATGAAGACCAGCAGCGCCTGAATAATCTCCAGAGCGTGTCTCATCCATCAAAGGAACGTTGATAACTGGAATACCGAATGCAAACGGAGTTGTAGTACCTGGACCGCCATCATTAGCAGCTACGTCACCACGGATAACACCAGAGGCGATATCGAATGGCGTAGTAGTTGTAGAGGCTGTAAGGTTGTACAAGTAGTCTTGTACCAAGTTAGATCCTGTGAAGAATCGAAGTTGGTTACGACGTTGCTTGTACTTACGAGGCATTGCCTTGATAGCTGCGTTAAACACATTCTTATCAAGACCTGCTCCATTACCATCAACAACGTGAGCATTGTCCACTGCAAGTTTACGGAAACCCTTGAATGCTGACATTAGTCCGCTGCCTGTACCTGTACCGTTAATCAATAGATCTTCGATATCATTTCCAGCCTGTGTTGCCATCAATCTTGCAATGTGATCTTCCAAATCTGGACCTTCAATATTGTCTTCAAGAGACTCTGAAGAAAGTTCCCAGTCAAGACGAAGCTTGCGGGTTGTAAGGGAAACCTTAGAGAATGTTGCAGCTGCGTTTGTGAACTGGTCATCTGCAGCATTAACATAATCTCTTGGATTATCCTCACTAGCAACTGTCATAATTCTTGTTCCTACGGAAACACGATCAATTTCAGTTGTATTGGAGCGCATACGAATTGTACGAGCTGCCTTTGCAAGAATTGTTGCGTCCCACATATAATCAAGAAAACGATTTGCTTGATCTGGATAAAGAAGACCATTACCACTAAGAACTTCTGTATCTGCTGAAGCGTTAACACCATCAGATCCAATATTTGTTGTATCAATTACTTTTTGTAAAAGCTCATTACTCATTTTTATATTTCACCTACCTTTCAATTAGAGGTTGCGTACACCGAGGAAGTGTCCTTGCCAAATGCTTTTTTGTATTTTTGTTTCTTCTGTAGATCCAGGAAGATCTCCAGACTTCTTTACTGCAGTTGCAGATTCATAATTTCCAACACGGGTATCAAGATAATCAATCTTGCCGTACATATCAGAAATTGTCTTATTAATTGCATCATGCTTTTCTACTAATTCATCAATAGATTTCTTCATTTCCGCTCTGGTTTCCTCTACCATACGGTAAACATCTTGAACTGTAGCAGCTTGAGTTGCATAATTCTTTTCCATAGTTTCACCAAAGAAGTTCTTGAGGTCGGATACCATCTTTGTAAAATCAAGATCGTCCGCTTCAACTTCAGAAACGGTTACGGCTTTCTCAACTGTTTCTTCTGTAACTGTCTCTTCAACTTCTACTGGAGTTACTTCATCAGCCTGAGTAGCCTCAACTACCTCATGGCTTGTTTCTTCTGCCATGTTACCTCCTTTTGTGATTTTCTTCTTTTTACCCGCTTGATCAGGGTAAAGATTAATTGTTGAGTTTGAATTGATAACATCTTTTTCTGTCTTTTCGCAATCGCATAATGTTTCTTGCTTCATGCAATCTTGACATACTTCATTATCTGAATCATGTGTTGTAGCCTCATGAGTTGGGCCTGGAGCATCATCTTTTGTTAAATATGAATCCAACACTTTATTGATAGTATCAAACTTATCAGTATCAGAACCTTCAATCCATCCAATGTTTTCCATTGAATCTCCACAGACTACGCAATCTTTATTTACGTCTGAAGAACTTGAAGCAATCTGATCTTCCTTGCACCAAAAAACATTTTCTGTAACAATATCAGCAATCATACCTTTAAG